ACCAGAAATGGCAAAGGGTTTCTTCGACAGAGTCTTAAAGATTCTATCACAAGAAAATATCGAATTCGATAAAAAGGTAGTTGCCCAAGTAATCAATAAACACTTCCCCGATAATCGTCGAATATTGAACGAACTACAAAGATATTCTGCTACGGGTAAGATTGATAGTGGTATCCTAACCAACTCCTCAGATGCCAATTTTAAGACTCTGATGGATGCTCTGAAAGGAAAAGAGTTTAGTGTAGCAAGGAAGTGGGTTGCCCAGAATATTGATGGTGATACTGCCCCATTCTTTAGAAAACTATATGAAACTATTTACGAACATGCTAAACCAAGTAGTATTCCTCAAGTGGTTGTAACTCTTGCCGATTATCAATACAAGTCAGCATTTGCTGCCGACCAAGAGATTAACACTATGGCATTGTTAACTGAGATTATGGTTGATACAGAATGGAAGTAATATACGACTTCGAAACTCTTTCGACTGATGTGTATCGTGGTGTTATTGTAAACATCGCAGGAACTCAGTTTGATGAAACGAGATTCAAAACTAATCCATATACCTTTGATGAACTTGTAGACAATACTAAGTTAATGAAGTTTGATGTTGAAGAGCAAGTCAAAGTATATGACCGTAAGATTAAACCGAGTAGTTTAGAGTGGTGGAAGAAACAGGATCCAGAAGTCAAAGCATTGCTTAATCCTTCTGATGAAGATGTATCTATTTCTGAACTACCGAACTTTATGATAAATGAATTACAAACACCTATTGCTAAGAGAGTATGGAGTAGAGGTAATACATTCGACCCTATGCTTGTTCAGTTTGTGTTTGAACAATTGGGCATTGAAGACCCTACACCGTTTTGGGTGATTCGTGATATTCGTTCATATATAGAAGGGTTCACATATGGAACAGAGATAAGAAATAATTTCATGCCAAATGATGTAACCACATTTAAAGCACACAATCCAATTCACGATGTAGCAATGGATGTGTATAGACTACAGTTTTTAGTAAGGACAATGTATGGCGAAGACTAATCCATTCGATTATTTAAATTCTATCAATGGTAGTAAACAAGATTTAATGACTGGAACAGACAATGATAAACTCGCAGAAAGAGATTATGTTCCTTTCCTAACTAACAGAACATTATCGTATCACAACGACACCGTTGCTGCTGCGAACATAATGAATACTAACTCCCACCTCGATAATAAACTACAATATCACTTTTTACTAAATATAGTGAGACCAAAAAAGAGATATGCTAAATGGTCAAAGAAAGAAACAAGTGGTGATGTGGAAATTATTAAAGAATATTATGGTTATAACGATATCAAAGCAAGACAAGCACTCACCATTCTAACTGCTCAACAACTTGATGTTATAAGGAAAAAATTAGTAAAAGGTGGTAAAGAATGATTGAACAAATGATTGAAGTCAAATTGAACAATGAAGATGACTTCTTGAAAATTAGAGAAACTCTCACACGCATTGGTGTATCCTCACAGAAAAGCAAGACGATATATCAGTCGTGTCATATTCTACATAAACAACAGAAGTATTACATAACACACTTCAAAGAACTATTTGCGTTAGATGGTAAACCAAATAACTTTGGTGCTGAAGATATGGCAAGAAGAAATACAATTGCCAATCTATTAGCAGAGTGGGGTCTTGTAACACTTGTCAGACCAGAAATGAGTGCCGACCCAATCGCACCATTGTCACAAATCAAGATTCTCCCATACAAAGAAAAGAGAGAATGGAACTTAGAACCTAAGTATAATTTAGGAAAAAGTTTCTAATTCTAGCAGTTTTAGAAGATTTCTGTATTATAAATTACAGTGTATGTTTAAAATATGAGCATACTCTTTTAATCATATAGGAGAAATATATGTTAGACCAAATCAAAGGATGGATGAAAGAAGCAACTGAGGTTGGTATCTCTCTCATCGCATTAGCAATCGTGCTACAAATTATCTTTGGTAGCGTAGTTCCATTCGTGGGTGGAGACATCATTGGAACAATCACTGGCATCGTTGCCCAATTGGGTGGACAAGGTCTAGTTGGTTTAGTTGCTGCGGCAATCCTTTATAAGATTCTTACTAAGTAAAAATCTTCTATTTTAAAAGATGGGGACTTCGGTCTCCATTTTTTTCGCATATAATTTGACAATTTGTATAAATAGAGTTATAATGTGAATAACGGTGGTAAAGTATATCGTTGAGTTAATACTCCTTTATACTCATCGTTGGGTGTAATAAAGTAAAAACCTTTAGTGTATTATTACGCCCAAAATAAATGAGTTGCCTTCGGGGACTCGAATTTTTAACTTGCTTAATATAAGGAGTAATGAAATGACAAGTGTAACATTTCCAAGAGACCTATTCTTAGGTTTTGATAATCTATTTGATACTGTATTACAGTTTAATGATAACCAACAACTAAGACAAACATATCCACCATACAATGTGATTAAGAAAGGTGATAGTCATTATCTTATTGAAATCGCAGTTGCTGGATTCAAGTCAGATGATATTAATCTAACACTTGAGAAAGGTGTGTTAACTGTTGAAGGTAAGAAAGAAACTGACGATACAAACGACTATGTTCGTAAAGGTATTTCAGATAGAAACTTCACAAGAACTTTCACTCTTGCTGAGACAATTAAAGTAGTCGGTGCTGATGTAGTCGACGGCATGCTTTTAATTGGTTTAGAGAATGTAGTTCCAGAAGAAGATAAACCACAGACAATTAATCTAGGAGAGTTTAACAAATCGTTAAAACAAAAACTTTTAGGTTAATAAGTTTATGAATAGGGGTAGTGTAATGCTACCCCACTTTTAATTATGGAGAGATTATGAGAAATCTACAAAAAATGACCAAAGGTCAACTCAAAGAGTTTGCTGCGAAGCAAGGTATTGAACTTAGTATGAATGACTCTAAAAAGGTTATGATTAAAAAGTTTAACCAAGCACAAGCAGACAAATCAAAAACAGTAATCAAAGGCGAACCAGTAACTAATGAAGTAACTCAACCAGTTGAGAAGAAATCTTTCTGGCAGTTGTTTAAGGAGTTTTGGGGTCTATGAAGGTAACAAGACTTATAAGACTAACCAGTGGTGAAGAGATTATTGGGAAGATTGACGAAGACTATAATGCTAATGAAGATACTAGAGTCGACAACCCAGTAATTGTTGTTCCACTGGCAGAAGGCAAACTTACTTTCATGCCTTACATCGGTTATGCTGACTTAGACCATATTGTTTGTAAAGAGAAGCACATTATGTTCATCGTTAATCCTGGACAGAATATGGAAGACTCTTACAATAAGATGACTGGTAGCATTGCCACACCAACTCAAAAGATTATCACATAGATTGACTTTTGATAGGTTTTATTATATAATGGTGTTATGAAATTTTACACCAACTTCTACCGTAAAGGTAACTATGTCTATGTTCGTGGTTACAATGAGGGAAAGAGATTTGATGACAAACTCTGGTATAAACCAACCCTCTATGTTTCTACGAACAAAGATTCAGAATACAAAAACATTCACGGAAAACCAGTAGAGTCAGTCAAACAAGACTCGATGTCTGCTGCTCGTCAATTCTATAAGAAGTATGATGATGTAGATAACTTTGAAATCTACGGAACTAATCTCTATGAGTATGCTTGTGTTAATGAACACTACGATACTTCATATGACCCCGAACATATTAAGATTCTGAACTTCGATATTGAGGTTGAGTTTAAAGATGGGTTTCCGCACCCAGAACAAGCAGACAATGAAGTTACAGCAATCACTGCTTCTTACTTGGGTAAGTATTACACTTTCGGTTGTCAAGACTACACTGCTAAACAAGATGATGTAATCTATATCAAGTGTCACGACGAACCACACTTACTCAAACGATTCTTACAGTTTTGGCAATCTGCCGATGCTGACATTATCACTGGTTGGAACATACGATTCTTCGATATACCTTATATGGTCAATCGTATCACAAAAGTATTGGGTGAGTCTGAAGCACGA